TTCTGCCAGAAGCAGTTGATCGGTGCTGTGTCGAGGTTCAGACGGGTAATTCCGGCTGCAGCATTCGCAGTCACGATACAGTTCTGGTACTGCAGTTCTGCATCAGTGCCGCCTTGAGCCGAGATGATCGGTGGTGTAATAACGACAGAAGTCGCATTGACCACTTGCACAACACGGAAAGTCTTGGCAAAGCCAGTACCCTGCTTGGTGATGTGATGAACAGCCTCAACGCCAGAGATCTCAAACGGTGTACCGACCAACAAGCCTGCGCTCGCTGTCACGGTAATTGTCTGGAAACGGTTGTCAACGTTCTGTGTCTCACCAGTTACTGCGGTCTGGGTAGCTTGTGGAACGTAATAGTTGTTTGCACCAACCAAGGTTGACATCGTGGTGTTTGCACCAGCAGCAGCAAGCAAGCGATTCGCATAGTCTAGTTTGTAGGTCTCAAAGCCTGCGACCATACCAACGAAACTGCGCTCAAACGCATTGTTCGACTTGTTGCCAGAGAAACTGCGCGACACAGATGCGCCACCAGCACCGCCAGCAATGTTGCCTGCCAGACCGTTATAGTCACGGCTTGACAATGCCAAGTAGCGATCAAACGCCTGCACGCCCTGCTCGTTCATGATGCTGTCGCACAAAGCGATGTCATCGTAATCCCCTGCGGCTGTGTTGGTTGTGACAACCAGTGAGCCTTGGGCAGCAGCCACGTTCATGATAGCGATGTTGATGTCTGATGCGAGTTTTTGCTTTGCAGCATCGCCCAAACGGTTTTCTTGCAACGCATCACGCAACTCAAGAGCGTCCAGAATGAAAGGCACAGACTTTTGAAAGCCGAGTGTCGCTGGGACGGTTAACTGTGTGTAAGCTGTGAAGTTACCTGTCTGATCCATACCGTCATACGACTGAGCGATGTAAGGCTGGGGGCGATAGATAACGTTGTTGGTGCGTTCCATCATCGAGCTATCTGTGTTGTAGATAGACACGTTGCGGGATAAAACTAAAGCGTCATTGAAGCCTTCGAGGATGTCCTCAAATGCAACACGCTCTTCTTTCGAGAATGAGTTACTCATTTTAAATTCCTTTTAAATTATTTGGATGCTGTCCGTTTCTGCGCTCTGTACTGAATGACTTTCGTCATGTTGCCAGTCCGAGCCGCTTCTTCTCGCAGCCGTTCTAAGGTTGAGTCTATCGCACCCGATGATCGTCCTGTTCCTGACACGACACGTTCCGGTGCGGGTGCTGCCCGACGATTGGTCACTTTCAATTCCTTCTCCAGTTTCGCAACCGCAAAAGCAAACTTTACGGGATCAGATAACTTTGCAAGTTCCGCAGTTTTCTTTGGATTCTTGCCAAGTGCATACACGACGAGTGCGGGATTATCACAACCATTCAGAAGCACGCCTTGTTGTGTAATATTTAAAAGCTGCTGGACGGTTTCCTCAGCATCTTCATAATCACGGACTTTGAGTTCGGCTCTCGCCTTCCCGTAGTCGTTCAACTTGGCTTGCCAGGCTTGTTGCTGTTGCTGCTCTGATTGCTGGGCTTGTTCAGCCTCACGATCATGCTCGCGCTTGCGTTCATGCCATTGGTCTAATGCTGCTTCAAATAAATCAGTATCGTAATCATAAGCATCGAGCTTGGGCTTCGGTCCTAACGTCACAACTGGCTTGATCTCAGTTGTGGTGGCCGATAGCCTGGCTTCTAACTCACGAATGCGACGCTCTTTTTCCCTATTCGTCTTACGCAGCTCACGCACCCATTCAGGCGCACGAACTTCCTCTTCGGCGGGGGGCGCATCCTCACCAATTGAGACAACAACCTCGTCCGTTTCCGACTCTTCAGATTCCAGATCAACTTCTTCTGCAATCGTCACTTCTTCAACGGACTCTTCTTGTTCGTCTACTTCTGCCCTTTCATTCATACACTGACCCCATTAAACTCACCCATTTAAGGCTGGATGGATACCATTTTCTTGCATTTTATCTGACAACAGGCTGAATTTGCTCACCTTGTGCGGCTTGTTGGGCTGCTTCAATCTCTGTCATCACCATATTCTGTTGCTCGACTCCGGTCTTGGCAAGGGTTTCGGCAGTCTTTGCCTTAGCCAACCCTGCGTCTGCCACGGTCTTAATGACGCTTGCTCTGGCCTGCGCTGCCTTAGCCGTTGCCTCTTCAGCCGCTGCCTGCAGGAATATTGAGTTTGCATCAACCTGTTGACTTTGCATTTGCTGCTCTTGAGCGAGCATCTCAGCCTCTTGCTCTGTCGGTTTGACAACGCCCAGGCGCAACAGTTGCTTACGGAAGAAGTCTCTCACATCGCCAATGCCTTCACCTTCCATGTTCATCATGGCCATCGCTTGTAGGACTTGCTTGGTCTGTGGATCGTCGGTGATCGCCATCATGCCTGTCAAAGCACGAACGGTTGCCGCACGCTTGCTTGAACTCGATGGGCCGACATCAACGTTGACATCAAACTTGGCGCGACTCAGGTCGTTTTCCATGATGACCTCGCCAGTCTCGGACACCTTTGGTCGCATCAACTCAACGGTGCTGACTTCCTCAGTGCGCCCGATAACCTTCATCTTGCGACCTTCTTCCACATAAATGTCTCGCGCCATGCTCAACCAAATTTCACCTGATCGCTTCATGCCTTTCGCAAAGTTGCTCATGTAAATAAAGGTCTGCATATCCAGACGGGTCTGAATCATCTCGACTGCTTTGCCTGAGATGTTGCTGACAATTTGCTCACCTTGAGACGATGCGCCCAAGATTTCTTTCATGTCTGATTCGGTGATCTGCAACAATGCCGCCATCGCTGGTGGGATTTGTGCGCTGCGAGTGTACGCCAGTGGCCCTTGAACCTGAGTGCTGCCATCAGCACCTGTGATCGGATTGACCAACAGGTATGGATAGTTCTTTAAGTTATCGTCAGCCCACATAATCTGGTGGCCAGCGACTTGTTCAGGAGTCAGGATCGGTTTCTCAACGGATGATAATGCGCTGATCTCACCTAACTTTGAGAGCTGCATATTCTTCAGACGCTGGGCATCCTTGGCCAGGCGCACATGACCCATGCAACGCTCAACGTTGTCCACGAACCACCGTTTGCCATACACAGGCACAACAGGGATACAGTTGCCAGCGATATATCCTGCATCCTCTAAGACCTTGCCGCCAGACATAATGTACTTACGCACACGATTGCGCTTAATCTTGCGCTGGCGAACCTCGACGCTGCCAATGGCTAAAAGGGTCTCTTCTAGTGTCTCGTCGTTCCTGAAATCATCCTGACGGTACTTCTCTTCTGTCCCATCGATGCTCTGAAAGATACGGATCGTCTCAGCGACTTCCTCGACCTTGAAGTATTCAGCGACAAACACAACATCAGGCGTTGCCCAATCAAACTCGTATTGATGGATGATCTTTGGCCAGTCTGTCGGGTCATCGTTGTAGGTTTCTTTGTAACTCTCGCGGGTCATACTGTTGACCACAAAGCAAAACAAAGCGTCCGACTTGTCCTGGCGTTTCGAGTTCAGGTCAAAGAATACCGAGCTGTCAGCATCAAAGATCGGCTCAAAGATGATGCGCTGGCGGTCATTGTCCTCATCTTCGTCATCTTCGTAGACGGTTCTGAGCCTGAATGCGCCAATGCCGCCACCCACTGCTTCTTCAAATGCGTTGTCGTAGGCTTCATTTGCCACCGAGTCCTGCTCGTCAGCCCTGTAAAGACCATCACAAGTGTCAGCCAGACTATCTTCTGCGCCATCTTTGGCGATGTAATCGACTGTGATTCGGTTGTTTCGGTACTCGTTAACAATACGAATGACCGACAGCATGATCTTGTTAACCTCGAAACGAGGCTTATTTTCATACTGATCGTAGAGTGGACCTTCCCATTGTGCGCCGCAAATAGAGTAAAACCGCCGATCCTGCAAACATTGGAGACGCTCGTCCCGCAGCGCAGTTTGGATGTCGTTGTACTGGCGCAGAGCCTCAGCGTGCAAGTTTGCCAAGCGTTGATCGGTTGGTATGCGTGCCATGTTTATCCTCTTTGTGCGTATTAAATCACCATTTGTTAGCAACTGGCAAGGGAGTAAAGGTCTGAACCTTAGAAATATTAGTTCTCCTGACACCTTCGCAAGCATACCGCAGTGCGTCAATCACATGGTTCTTCTTGTCTTGCAACAGCGGCAACACTCGTCCAGTTAGCGGATCGGTGCGGTAACTGTACAGACTCAGCTCGTCAATCGTGTGCTTACATCTTGGATGCACCACGATGTCGTAGTTCTTGAGAAACTCGATGCCTTCCTCTACAGACTTCGCCCCTTTGACTGCACCCATGATCTTAGGAAACCCGTTCTTTCTCATGTGGCTGATGGTCTCTGGTCTTGCTGAGTCTGCCACGATTGGCCACTTCTCTGCCTCTGGAATGGTCATAAACAGGTCAGGCGTGTTCACAATCTCGCACCCGACCATGTACGCTTCGTAATCAATGTATAGCGTGCGCCCAATAATGTGGCATCGCACCAACACTGTCGGATCAATAGCGAATCCCCAATCCGCGCCCAAACGGTGGATCGCCTCTGGTGAGGCTTCAAAATCGTCAATCTTCCAGTTGCGAAACACCCTGGCGTTGCTGTTTGTTAGATACTGACCTTGCCAGACGTGCTGATACTTGTCTGGGTCTCGCCTTTGGTCGTACTCCATCTCGTCGCGCAAGACATCGGGAAACCAAGGGTTATCGCTAAAGTTGACCTTGATGACCTGAGCATCCTTTGGTGGCTCAGGACCACGCAGCAGAAAGTCCACAGGATCGGATTGCTGGCGTGGATTCCATGAGAACCACAGCTCAGAGTCGGGCTTTCGTATCGTTGGGCGCAACAGATCGAGACTCGTCTGGCTTAGGCTCTGGGCTTCCTCCACCCAGGCGCAATCGTATCCTTCTAGCGATTTAATTGAGTCGCTTGTATGGTTTTGCATACCTTGAAAGATAATCGCGCCATCGCCCTTTTTGGACTTGATGACCGCATCTTGAACCTCAAAGTAGGCGCCAGCGTTCATTGCTTGAATCTTTGTCTCAAGCAGGCGTTTGACCGATTGCTGCAGCGACTTCTGTATTTCACGCACACACACGCTTCGACGCTTCTGATCCATAATGTGAGTCTCGATCATCATCTCAGCAAAGAAATGAGACTTGCCTGAGCCTCGACCGCCCCAAGCTGCCTTGTATCTGGACGGGTCAAGCAATGGAACAGCCCACTCTGGAGTCTTGAGCTGCAGCGTTTTACCCATTCTTGACGATGACACGCTCAATCTTGGCAAATTCTAGGGGCGCACCATCTGCACCCGTTAGCTCATGCTTTTGCGTCTCAGCCCAGCGCATTTGGGTCTTTGACCACCAGATCATGGCTGTGGTATCGCCGCCCATCGCCTTCTGGAATAGCGTCTTGCCCACTTGAGCGTTTGCCTTGGACTTACCAGACACCAGCTCAGAGCTAAAGTGCGCCCTCAAAGTGTCAATGTGGATTCCATCCCGTACCAATGCGCCAATCTGGTCAATTGGTAGTCCGTATCCAGACAAGGCTTCGACCTGTTTGCGCTCGGCTTCTGTCGGTACAAAGGCTGGTCTGCCTGCGCCTGAACGCGCTCCACCATTTGGACCTCGCTTTTTTAGTGGTGGTTTTTCAGTTATTTGTTTCTTTGCTGCCATGTGAAACCTCCGCGAAAGGTTGACCTGTATCTGCGTGAATTGCTTTCTTACCTGTGAAATCCTGCCACCGTTTAATGATTACATCGCAATACTTAGGGTCTAGTTCCATTAAATATGAAACACGACCATTCTTTTCTGCTGCAATAAGTGTTGTTCCGCTACCACCAAACAAATCCAAAACAATATCACCACCCTTTGTATTGTTTAGCATTTGATACTCAAACAATGCCACAGGCTTCATCGTTGGGTGCTCACCGTTACGAGATGGCTTATCAAACTCCAATATGGTTGTTTGCTTTCTATCTGAAGCCCACAGATGTCCAGAGCCATCTTTCCAACCATACAGACAAGGCTCGTGCTGCCAGTGATAATCTTGCCTGCCCATCACCAATGATGATTTTTTCCATATTAAGCATTGACGCACTTTCCATCCAGCGTCATTGATTGCCCCTCTGAAGTTGTAACCCTCTGAATCTGCGTGCCATATATAAAAAACAGCACCTGCTTTCATCACAAAATCAGCGGTAACAAACGCATCCCGTAAAAACTGACGAAAGCTATCATCATCCATACTGTCATTTTGAATGGTTAAACTATTTTTAGTTTTTCCCACGTATGAAACATTGTACGGAGGGTCAGTCAGCAGCATATCTACCCCCCCCCCCCCCGCAAGTTTTGTCACCGCATCAATGCTTGTGCTGTCACCACACATTAATTTGTGCTTGCCTAAAACCCAAACATCACCTTTGACTGTTATTGAAACATCAGGCACTTCTGGAATTGCATCTTCGTCCGTTAATCCATCGGTGACTTGAATTGGTGACAGAGCCTCAATCTCTTCTGGCGTGAACCCGATCAAATCAAGATCGAAACCTAAGTCACCCAGCTCACCAAGCTCTAGCGACAACATCTCATTGTCCCACCCAGCGTTTAATGCTAATTTATTGTCAGCAATGACATAGGCACGTTTCTTGGCATCCGACCATCCTGTGGCCACGACAACTGGGATTTCTTTGATCTTTAGCTTTTGGGCTGCAAGCGTTCTACCGTGGCCAGCGATGATGCCGCCGTTCTCATCGACTAAGACTGGTGTTGTCCAGCCCCATTCTTTAATGCTCGCCGCGATCTGGTTTATCTGCTCGTCGCTATGGGTGCGGCTGTTGCGTGCGTAAGGCACAAGTTTGTCGATTGACCACTGCTCGACTTTGTCTGCTGGATTCATATAACCTTCGCGAAAGGTTGATTCTGCGTAATAACTTAAAGAGTAGCAATCACGATTGTACATCCACCGCCAGTTTTAATCACTCCCCTGGCTATCTCTATCTTGTCGAATTGTGAATCTGAGTCATAAATGCCTGCGTTTTCTAAACTATCGAGCAAACTTTTAAGTCTGTTATCCAAATCTTGCTTGCGTCGGTCTTTCGGGAATATCGTGATGATGGCCTGAAGTCGGGCATCGCCAAAGTATGGTGTTTTGTTCAGTAAAACGTATTCTTTGACGGTTTGTTTATATTCCCTAGCGGCTTTAGAAAGTATTGTTCTGCCGTGGAAATTGCGCCAGTAAGCGTTTACTGACGGTGGCAAGGGAAGTTGTAGCGTGGCTAGCATTTAATCAGGTTGCGCTCAAACAACTCGCCAATCGTGCGTCGATGCGCCATTTCCCAAAACTCCCTGCGCTGGTCTTTTGTCAGTTTATTACCTTGATCGAGATCCATGTGGCAACTAAAACACAATGCTGCAATGCGGTAATCTGACGCTTTGATGCCTTTTCCTTTACCGTCAGCCAGTTGGTTTGAATGGGCCGCAACCACAGTTCCATCTTCAGTTTCGCAAAGTTGGCATGGCAGCTGGCGGCAGGCCACTAAGAGTTTGGGGTTTCTGTACATTTATGTTCTGCCCATTCTTGCAGGTTAACTACGGCAATCTGCATATCCACCGCAAAATCAGCGGCAGCATCAAATTGACCTTTTAAAATTGCGCTTTGATATTGATGCGTCAATTTTTTAAGTTTAATTAGGCTTTCAGAATAGTCGATCATTTTTTACCCTTTAGAAAGGTATTAACTTTTGCCCTAAGTTCTTCCACGCTGCCAACATCATCAATAAAGTCTAAGACTGAAGCGCATATTTGAAGTTCTAAAACTTCAGTTGCTGATAGTTTTGTGGTTTTCTTATTTGTTATTGCAGCTACCTGTTTTAGTAATTCGTGGCTCATTTCGTTAATTTCTCAATTTGACGGTTACTGGCCTGCTCGGTGCGCCAGGCATCAAACCTAAGTTGTGCGCTCGTGAGCCGCCACTTTAACAATTCTGCTTTCTCAGTTGCTGCGCCAATTGCGTCACACAAGTTCTGATAATCAGGGTGAGCGTATGCCTCGCGTTCTTGGGCTGACACGGCGGTTTCGCCAGATTTCTTCATTAAGATAGCTTTTAGGCTTGATTTAAACGCCTCTAGTTGCGCCAGCTCGCCTTTAGCTTTGGCATAGGCTGGCGCATTGTCATAAATGTATTCTATGCACGGATGTGGTGAATACTCGGTCATATCAAATCCATCTGTTTCGGCATAACCTTCCATTCCCGTTCTGCCCGACCACTTTTGCTTTGCACATTTCGACCCGTCAGCAGGATCTCGTGATTGCGTTCTAGCTCACTCAGCCGCCTGGCAACCTGATTGCCATCAAGTCCCGTAATCTGCGCTATACCGTCTTTGCCCATTGCCCCATACTTGCATAATGCTTGAATGATTATCGTGGCGTGTTGAGCCGCTAAAGACTTTGCAGAGTCAGCAGCAGCCCAACTGGTGGCGGGATCGGTGTTACGAGCGACTTGGTTCATTTTTGTCCTTCTGTTTCATCATTAGTTTGTTTAAACCTGATTGTGTCGGCAGCACCACGCATTGCCGCTGCGCCCAATGTCCATTCTTTGTTTTCCATATCCTCAGCAAACGCATCAAGAATGTTGGCGCAACTTTTACGCTCATCTTGGCGCACAAGTTCGGCAAAGCGTTTAAGTGCTACTGGATGACTTAAATGGCAAGCTGGCAATCTTGCTTGTTTAACAATATCTTTTAATTCATCGTTCATACCATTAGCACCCAAAGTAACGGAATATAGCCAAAGACCAACGCCAAGAACAATGCGCCGCCAATCCATGCGATGACAGGTATTTGCTCATCAGCAGAGGTGTAGCGTGTCTGGCAACGCATTGTGCGAGTGGTGCGTCCAGTCCAGTTTGAATCGCCAAGGTCTGTAAAGAAAGGCCAATTGTGCTTATTCATAATCTTCCTCGTTGGCTGTTACGGTTTCAATGTAGCTTTCTTCGATGTAATGCGTGTACAACGGCACAGCGCAGCATAAAACGTCATCACGGTCAATCTTGATGTACGCTTCGCCTGTACTGTCAATTTTCACGCCATCGGCAAATTGATCCATCAGCTCTGCAATCTTTCTGTCGGACAGCTCACGGCTGAGATCGCGCATGAGTTGGCGTTTGCCTTCGTCGGTTAGTTGTGTGTATGCGTATTTCATTATTCGTCTCCGTACATTTCGATAATGACACGCTTGGCTTCGGCTTTCAGTTCTTTGTTGCTGATGCTAGAAAAGTCAATGCCCTCGATCATCAATTGGCTGTGAACATTTAAAGCGTTGCCTTCACCCAAAACCGGAAACCATTTCATTAAGTCTTTCGTTACTTTGTTCATTTATGTACCTTTTGTCGTAGTGATGGGGCTTGCGCCCCGTTTAATTAACGCTGAACAGTACCAATCAAATTACCATCGCTAATTTCGCCAATAATGTATTTTGCCAAATTCAAAGTTTTACGAGCTTGTTCTTTTGCATCCATTGCAATCAATTCTTGAGCATCTGACATAAGACCCATTGCAACCATGTATGCACCGCTAAATTTGTATGTAATCGAATCTTTAACGCTTTCGATAAATTTGTCTGGGTTGCAACCGAACATTTCGTTATTCATTTATGTACCTTTTTTCGTGGTTTGTGGCGTTGTTGCCATGTACAGATATTAAGCTATCTAAACAGTAATGTCATAGGTGTTTACCCTAGTTTTTGTAATTATTTTTGATTTATTTGGATTTTTACAACAAAACGCCCCAATTAAGGGGCGGTCAGCGGAACAAGGAGTGAACAACGCCGACAATTTATTTTACTGGAAAGTCATCCGTTTGTACGCCTGTCTGGTTCGCTCTACGTCACCTTCGCAATATCGAGCAATGTCAGCAATGCGCCCAGCTCGGTAGAAATCCCAAACCTTCGATCCGTCAATTTCCTCGCCGATTTCGATGCCCTTTAACGGAATGTTAAAGATTTTGCACAGCTTGTCGAGACTGACACGGTTGCCGTGGCCTGCCCAGGCTGTCATCGTGTCAAAGATCGACTCATCCCACGGTTTTGCAGAGAACGGGATCATAAACGGTGGCTTCACGTTGTTCATCACAGAGCGTTGAAACAAGAACCGCAAGTCAAAGCTGACAATGTTGTGGCCAATAAACACAGGTCTGGTCTGTGACGATGGATTGTATTCATCCATAATTGCCTGATAAAACTTGTGCAAAACATCTGCCTCAGAGCCGCCATAGATCGACACAGGCGCATTGTCATCAATGGCATAGCCAATGCAGCATATCTCGCCAAGACCACCGTCAAAACTCGTTTTACGGTACGTTGCATCAAACTCAGCATCGAGCTTTTCAACCTCAGCTTTGATGTAAGCGTCGATCTTTTCTTGATCTTTGTAGTTGCTGGGTGCTTTGACGGACATCTTTTGTTTCTCAATGTCAGCCTTAATCAGCTCAATTGCGGCAAATGATTGAGATGGGATCGTTTCAATATCAAAGTAAATGTTCATTTTTGTACCTGTTTAGCTAAAGTTTTAAGCATCTCGATTGCATCCTGTAAATCTTGCATGGCCCTTGCGTCAAGAACCATGCCTAGATACCATTGCTGCAATCTCCAAGAAATAAGTATTGCTTCTTCGGATTGCGTCATCAGAACGGTGGATCGTCTTGCAGATCTTCAAAAGGCACAACTACGCCTTCTTTGATCGACCTGTATGCATCAAGTTTAGGTATAGGCACAGCAGCTGGCTCATTGGCTTCCGCAGACCGACCACCAAGCATCTGCATTTGATCAGCAACCACCTCCGTTGTGTATTGATCCACGCCATCTTTGTTGACCCACTTGCGAGTAGTCATACGACCCGCTATAAAGACCTGTGAGCCTTTCTTTAGGTAGTCGGCACATATTCCTGCCAACTTACCAAAAGTCGTGATCCTGACCCATTCTGTCGTTTCCTTTGTTGCGGTCTTGTAACCGACTGCAATAGAAAAATTGCAGATTGCGTTACCGTCAGCTGTGTAACGTGATTCAGGATCACGCCCAAGCCTGCCGATAAAAGTACAATGATTTAAGTCCGTAGCCACTATTGATTCTCCCAGTTTGCTTTGATTCCGTCGTACATTGCTTTCAAGACGGGTTGTTGTTCTTTCAGGCATTGTGTCCAAGCCAGTCTAAATATGTCCTTCAGGCTTTCATAGCTGACCGCTGCCGCCATTTGGTCAACAGTTGCATCCATATCTATGCCTTTGGGTTTCTCAACCTTTGGGGGCGCAGATTTAACCGCTGCATTACCGTCATCATCCTCACTCGCAACGCAAAAGGCCGCTTGGATTGAGTACCTCTTTGCGTAACTTAAAGCTGACCCCATGCCCTGCGCGTCTTGTTTTGATGCAGGCACAAACAATTTGCCGCAAGACATTTCCTGACCTGATTCGTGAATAATCACGGTCTCAACACAAACGCCACCTTCAGCATCATGTGTCTTTTGTACAACAGCTAATCCGTTAGTTGACAGATGTGGTCTGACAGCATCAATGACAGATGCCAAGCTAGAGTATGCAGATTTAAAGTGTGGGTTTTTACTATCTTTGGCTGCGTGTGACATTGCTGCCTGAGCCTTGACCAATGCTTTTGCTAATTCGTTCATTTTGCACCTTGTATCGTGGTTAATGGCTAATTGCCATGATTAATATTAAGCTAACTAAATAGATAAGTCAAATAGAAAGCATTTATGTTAAGATATCTAACATGAATACAACAGAAATCATCCAAACATTAGGTGGCACGTTTGCTGTAGCCAAGCTCTGCCGTGTCACGCCTTCAAGTGTTAGCCAATGGCGCAACAACGGTTTGCCTGGCGATAAGTTAGTGTTGCTGGCTGCCGAGCTTGAAAAGAAATCAAACGGTAAGTGGTCAAGAAAAGAAATCCCCAATTGGCAACAAATCTGGCCTGAGTTGCATTAGACTGATTAAGCCTTTAGCAAGCATGAAACAAACAATGATAAGGGTCATGTTTCAATAGCCTAGCTTTAGGGCTTGACCGCTTGGAAAGACAAGCACCAACACGCATGATGATTGGGTTCAACGCTAACCAACCTCCTTGCAAGGCAGTCATCAGTCGTGTTGGTATGTGAAAGCAAATGCCATGGATCATAAGGTAGCACCTGCCAACCATACTAGTTTGCAGTTGGAAACAGCTTGCCAAGGTGCAGCGAGTAACATACCAACAACTTGACACATCGGGAAAAAAGAGGCATAATTGAATTGTTGTCGTGAGAGATAACGAAGCCGTTTTAGTCTGTAGCCTGATCCACTTGCGCCTTGAAAACGATAGTGGTTTCTCTCACCAGGATACAGATTAAAACGGCTTTTTTGTTTTTTAAAACAGCTGTCAGGGCGCATCAGCTAATAGAGTGACCACTCGTACCCATACAGGTCAGTTATACAGTTATTACTACGCTTTATCCGGTGTGACCCGCACCCCCTAGTAGAGAAATCGAACAGGATATAGACAGACTAGAGAAATCTAGTAAAACCATTTACTGTAGGTATTGATCTTTATTACTTGCAAGGACTGCTAGTAATTTAGGGAATCTACGGGTGGGATGAGCTGCCTGCCATAAGCGTTACAACGCACAGGTCTGTCGTAAAGGATTTATCCTCAACTACTACGGTGGGTGGGTATAAGGGTAGGGTATCTATATTCTAAATAAACAGAGTAAGGGTTATCACTTAATAAATACATCTTGAATGTTGTGTTTAGATAGCTTAATGTATCCTTTTAAAGGGAATATATGTCAACAGAACAAAAGATATTGCGGTATTGCATTGAACCTAAAACAACAGTTGATATTGCTGATTACTGTGGTCTTGAAAAGATCAGCATTTACACTCAACTTGCCAAACTTCAGCGCAATAACAAGATCGAGAAACGTGGGGATGGTAGGCGTGGCTCTCCCTGTGTGTATGTCACTATTCGACAAGCACCGACTGCTACAGAATCTTCAGATAATTACGAAAACCTCGTTGTTAAACACGCTCACAACCCGTTTGGATTACGTTTATGAACAAGGCCGACTATATCCATCTGTTTAAAGAGGCTTGTGGAGATCGTTGCAACGCTGAATTTAATCCTTGTGCCTTTCGCCAGGCTGCTGACAATCTAGCTAAATTAAAACCTATAGGGTTCATTGGGGATAAAGGTGTGTTGATTAACGATACGACCCTTCCGCATCTATATACAGCTCTGTATGCTTTAGACAAGGATCAGCCATGACACCTGACAACATTCTGCGCTACCTAGAACACGGGTATGTGATGAAACCTGAAGAACAAATTGAGGCC